ATGGCACAATCCCAGAAGGCTACGCTGTTAACCACTTCTTGACCGATACAAACGCATGGTTTATTTTGACCGACGTTCCAAACGGCCTGAAAATGTTTGAGCGTACACCACTCCAGAATTCTATGGATGGTGACTTCGATACTGGTAACGTTCGTTACAAGTCTCGTGAGCGTTACAGCTTCGGTTGGTCCGATCCCCTCGGAGCATGGGGCTCAAGCGGTTCATTCTAATCTGAATGTACCCAATAAAAAACCCAGCTCACAAGGCTGGGTTTTTTTCATTGTAATGAAGCTTCCTGTGACAATTCGAGCACAACACGATACACTTTTTAACTTCTTTGTACGCTTTAGTAAACATCTTGGAACTAACTAGAGCGCTAACTTCATATTCTTTTTCGCTTGGGTCTATATGGTGAAAATCCATACAGGCTATGTGGTTCTCCTTACACCGTGCGCAATGCAGACTCCCCTTGAATAGGTCCCACTTCTCCTTACCCCGCTTGGAATACTTAGTAGTAGCCTCTATTATCTTTTCTTTATTCTTCTCATAGTGCTTGCGGCTCTGCAGCTTATGGTACGTCTTTTTAACTTCTGGGTCTTTATAGGGCATTTTTGTCGTCTAGGGAGTATGTTTTAATCGGCTCGTGGCTATTTACATCTACATTACACGCCCATTTAACTGCTTCTTCTGCCGGTAACCCCATACGCATGCACACTTCGGCGGCCATAGCCCCGCTACCGATAGCCATAAAAGTCCTAACCCTTTCCCATTCAAGGTCATCCCCGCATGAGAAAAGGCCTTCTTTAGTCATTTTTAAAAAAGAGCTGTCAGATTTTAGCTTCGGCTTCGTTTTGTTTTTCTTATTTAGGTAGTCCAGCACTTTTTCAGCATCGCAGTAATTACCCGCAACCCCCAGCCAGCCACCGTCTATAGCAAATATCTTGTCTTCAAAATATTTAATACCAGCATCGCTATCTGTAAACTGGCTATCCGCAACCAGTATTTTATTATTCCAGTCACCCACAATAGTAGTCATTTTGTCGCCAATAAGTAGAGACCTACGTTAGAAAAAGCATATCCGCTATATACCACCGCCATAGCCAAGTTACCTTTTACGCCCTGTTCATAGGCGATGTATCCGTATATTAGCCCAGTCACTATGATAAGCCAGGAGCTCATTGGGTTCCTTTCGTTTTTTGAAGTATACCGATTTTACTAAAATAATTGCACAAATCGTAAAATAGTGTAGAATTACAACAACTGGGTAATACTTATACCGGACTGTCCCAGCAGACGATGCAACGATTGGTATGAGTGAACTTTTGCATAGGAAATATATTATGTCACGCGCAACTTTTGAAGGTCCAATTTTATCTGGCGACAACCGTTTTGGCCCACTACGTAACGTAGGTTTGGCTCGTTTATCACAAAATGCTGTTGTTGACTACTCTGTAACTACCGGTAATGGTACTTCTTTCTACCCTGGTGCAGCGCAGCAATTTATTAATGGTAATCAGCTATCTTCTGATGCTAACGTAAATGCTACTGTTTACACACCCTCATCTTCTGTTTACCCATCAGTAGTCGCTACTATACCTGCCGACTCTGGTACAAATATCTATCGTGGCGCTGTAGTATATCTTCCAGCTGGCTCGCAGATTGAATCAATCGTGGTTGATTATTTGACAGCTATTACTGTTGGTAACGCCAGCTTGAGCGCAGTTAACGTTTACGTTTCAAATGGCTATACAGCAGCTGCAGGAACACCTGCTTACGCTACTATTGCTTTGGGTACAACTACTGTTGGTACTGTAGGTCGCCAAACAACTACTTATTCTGCAACTAACTTGCTCAATATGGCTGCTACATCTACTGATATTTTGCAAGGCCAACAGCCTGCAGCTTTATCACAAGTTGTATTTACCTTGTCTATCGTTGGTGTTACTCTAACTACTTTGTCTGCTGGTAAATTTAACTTTGACATTAACTATGTACAAGCTGATGGCACATTAGGTACTAAGACTGTATATCCATTTGGCAATGCTGACTAATTAATCCCGGGGGGTTTCGGCCCCCTTTTTAAAATTTAGGAGATTAGTTATGACAATGCAATATGACGTAAAAGCCTCGCACCTTAGTGGTACAGGCCTTATGGTTTCGGGGCGTGTTCGTCTTAAAAACCTTATCTATCTAGGAACAGGCACGGCTGGTAGTATTGACCTTTTTGATACAACAACAGCTCCTGTAACTACAGGTACGTACGCTCGTTCTGGATACACAGTAACAGTTACACAAACAGCCCACGGTTTAGTATCAGGCCAAAATATCGGTATTACTTTTTCTGCGGCTACTGGAGTTTCTGCTACTGCTGGTAATTATGTAGTTACCGTTTTAACTTCAAGCACTTTTACCATTACAGATATTAATACTGGTACTATTGCCGGCGGTACAGCTTGTATATACTCAACTGGTAAATGGATGGGTGGATACAACACAACTACTGGTGTGCAGCCGTTTCAAGTTATTGTTCCTGGGGAAGGTATTTTAGCCCAGAATGGTATTTACGCTGTTGTTACCAACATAGTGTTTCAAACAGTTACATATGGCTAAGAAAACCCCATCTCTCGCAGTTGGGCGTGGTGAGAAACTTCCAGTCTCGAAAGGGGCTGGTCTCACTGCTAAAGGCCGTGCTGTTTATAATAAAGCAACAGGCAGTAATTTAAAGGCGCCACAGCCTGAAGGTGGGGCTAGGAAGAAGTCATTCTGCGCGCGTATGTCTGGTATGCCCGGACCAATGAAAGACGAAAAAGGCCGCCCTACTCGTAAGGCAGCTAGTTTAAAACGCTGGGCTTGTAAATGAACTCAATGGACCCAATTACAACAGCTAGAGAACTTGCTACTCACGCCAATGACATTCAGCACTTACAGGGCGATATGGATAAAATGGTCGATGAGATGAAGCAAATCAAAGAAGCCATTCAGGCTATCCAGAAGACGCTTGCAGAAGCGCATGGTGGTTGGAGGTTGCTCCTTGGTGTAGGAGGCGCTGCAGCTTTAATTGGCGCTATTATGGCAAACTTGTTTCAAGGATTTTGGAGTAAATAATGGCTAAAAATGGATATGACCAAACCTACGAAGATGACCGTAGAGAGAATAAAGAAACGGCGGATTTACTCCCCCGTGCTGGCCGCGCTATAGCAAAGCTAGCAAAAGCTAAAGCACCAGAAGGATCTACACCTACACCAGAGAGCCCAGCTCCTGGTATGAAAAAAGGCGGAAAAGTTATGGAAAAAGAACCTAAGTCAGAAGAGCGCATGGAAGAGTCGAAAGACAAAAAGCAGGACGTCGCCATGATTAAGAAAGCGTTTAAAGAGCACGATGCTCAAGAACATAAAGGCGGTAAGGGAACTAAAATCTCCCTTAAAGCTGGCGGTAAAGTAAGAGGTTGTGGTATCGCTCAACGTGGTTTAACTAAAGGAAAAGTATTATGAAAGAGACAATGGGACCAAAAACTATGGCTAAAGATGTGGAGAAGTTTCCTCAGTTTGAAAGCCACGATGCTGCTACAACTAAACACGGCGCAGGGCATTTGCCACACCACAAGTTCTTCCAAGAGCACAAAGCTGGCCATGACGTTCATACTGAAGCTGTTCAGAAGTTCTGTGGCGGCGGTATGGGCAAGAAAAGCAAGTAATGAGAGCGTCTCGCGGTATGGGTGATATAAACCCTGCTAAAGAACCAAAGGCCAAGAAGTCTGCAGTCCTGATGAAGGAAGGCGGAAAAACAAATTGGATCGCGGGAGCTATCAAGAAACCCGGCGCTTTACATAAAGCTTTGGGTGTACCAGAAGGTGAAAAGATTCCGTCTAGCAAACTGGCTGCAGCTGCAAAGAAACCCGGCAAGATGGGTAAGCGGGCTGTCTTGGCGAAAACCTTAAAAGGGTTTAAAAAATAATGTCTACAGCCCTGACAACAGGAACAACACTATTTAACTTAGACTTAAATGATCTCGTAGAAGAGGCGTTTGAGCGTTGTGGCAGTGAGCTACGTACTGGATACGACTTCCGTACTGCTCGCCGTTCTTTAAACTTATTGACTGTTGAGTGGGCTAACCGCGGCATTAACATGTGGACTATTGAGCAGGGAACAATTAACCTGAACCAAGGCCAGAATACATACGCATTGCCAACTGACACCATTGACTTACTAGAGCACCAGATTCGCACACAAGCTAACAGTGCGGCAAACCAAACGGATATAACCATATCTAGAATTAGCGTATCTACATACGCCACTATCCCAAACAAACTAGCGCAAGGGCGGCCGATTCAAGTTTGGATTCAACGCATGTCTGGCCAGTCTAACGACTCCGCATACCAGCTTGCTGGGGCTATTTCTTCTACTGATACAACGCTTACTTTAACAAGCACAACTAATCTGGCAGCAGCCGGTTTTATTCAAATTAACAATGAGATCATCGCCTACGGCTATGTATCTGGAAACACACTGGGTTTTTGTGCTCGTGGTCAAGCGAATACAACTGCCGTACCCCACCTTTTAGGCGCTAGCGTAAATGTTCAGAACCTACCCGCAGTTACAGTCTGGCCTACACCAGACGGTTCACAACCATACCAATTCGTGTACTGGCGTTTACGTCGTATTCAAGATGCCGGCAATGGTGTAAATATTCAAGACATTCCGTTCCGGTTTGTTAACTGCCTAGTGGCTGGATTAGCCTACTATTTATCTATCAAGCTTCCTGGTGTTGACCCTCAACGGGTCGTCGGGTTAAAAGCTGATTACGAACAGCAATTTCAACTTGCCTCCGAGGAAGATAGAGAAAAAGCACCTATTCGGTTTGTTCCTCGCAGGATGTTTATTGGGGGTTACTAATGCCTAATAAGTTTGCTTCCGGTAAGTTCGCAATTGCAGAGTGTGATCGGTGCGCATTTAGATATAAGTTGGTGGAGCTTCGTACTGAGATTATTAAGACAAAACCCTACCAGCTAAAAGTATGTAATACCTGTTGGGACCCAGATCAACCTCAGTTACAATTAGGAATGTATCCTATCAATGACCCTCAAGCAGTGCGGGAACCAAGACGGGATTTGAGTTATGTTCAATCAGGCTTGACGGCGTATGGTTATCAAGCTGGCGGCAGTCGAGATACACAGTGGGGTTGGGCTCCTGTAGGCCAGGGGTATGACTACAATGAAACACCGAATTATTTGGTTGGGCAAGGGCAAGTAGGAACAGTAACAATTAACTAGGAGTAGGATATGGGATATAAAAGTGCAGCCGATGGCGTAACAAGTAAAGGTAAAACTAAGGGTAAAAACCTTGGGGATTCCGGTTCAGATGTTGGCATCGAAATGGGTAAAAAAGTTGGTAAAGGCACTGCTGGCGGTAAAACCGATGCAGACATGCTATCAATGGGCCGTAACTTGGCTAAAGTTAAAGCAAACGGAAAATAATCATGGCAAACAACAAACCAGCTTCTACATACGCACAGCCACACACTATGGGCGGTAAAGGCGTTAATGGCGAGTTACCTGCAGAGTCACTGCAAGTAGGAACCAAATATATGGATGAGATGAATATTTCTATTGCTAACGTTAGTAAGGGTAACTACAAGCCGACTAAGACTTCTGGTATAGAAATGCGCGGTGGTAAAGCGCAGACTAAAGGCAAAATGTCACGTGGGCCAATGGCTTAAGGGTAAACCCTAATGAGTAATAAAGCGTATATATACTCGATTGAGAATAAGGTTAATGGTACCTGCTCAAAAGCAAACGTGTCGCAACTTATAAACAAAAAAGGCAAAGTAGGCGGTAAATATACTTTGGTTAGGGTGGCTTAAATCAATTACGAATCACTCTACAACAATATCCAAGCTTATGCTGAGAATACCGAGTCGCTATTTGTGGCGTCTATTCCTGTATTTATTCAGCAGGCTGAAGATCGCATATATAATAGCGTTCAGATACCTTCGCTACGCAAAAACGTTACAGGTAATGTTAGTAGCGGAAACCAATATTTATCTTTACCTAGCGATTATTTGGCGTCATATTCTGTAGCCATTATTGATACTTCAGGTAACTATACCTACCTTCTTAATAAAGACGTTAACTTCCTACGAGAAGCATACCCAAGCGTGACTTATGCAGGTATAGCCTATCAAGGCACACCTGGTGGGGTCCCGAAATACTACGCGCTATTTGGCTCACAGTACGGCAATATTGATTCTTTGTCTTATATTTTAGCCCCTACACCAGATAGTAACTACGTTGTAGAGATGCACTATTTTTACTATCCGCCTACCATTGTTCAAGGCCAAATTGCTACTTTGGATACCTTAGTAGGCGGGGCTTCATATACCAATGGGGTATACCAAAATGTTCTATTAACCGGTGGTTCAGGCGCTAATGCTACTGCGGACATTGTTATTGTTGGCGGAGTCGTTACATCCTGTAGCCTTAAGTTTGGCGGTAATTTTTATGTAGTTGGCGATATTCTTTCTTGTTCCTCCCTTGGTTCTACTGGAACTGGATTTTCTATTACGGTAGCTGAAGTTTCTAATACTGCTGGTACTAGCTGGCTTGGGGATAACTACGATCCTGTACTGTTTTATGGTGCAATGCGTGAGGCTATAGTTTTTATGAAAGGTGAGCAAGACATGGTTCAATACTATGAAAAGCTATATCAAGAAGCCATACAACAGCTTAATCGCCTTGGAACGGGTCTTGAGCGCGGTGATGCTTATCGCAATGGTCAAGCTAAGATTGCGGTAAATCCATGACAATATCCCAAGGCCAATGTACTGTATTTAAGACTAACCTACTTAGTGGGTTAGAGAACTTTGCTGTTGGAACACCCTATACCTATAAAGTAGCCCTCTATACCGGCAATGCAATACTTAATAGCGCTACAACAGCTTACACTACTGCCAATGAAGTTTCTGGTTCTGGGTATACCGCTGGTGGAAAACAGCTATTTATTGTGCCGCCTGCATCTGACTTTGTTTCTAGCGTTGCATATCTTTCGTTTTTGCCGGTTACATGGACCGGAGTTTCCTTTACTACCAGGTGCGCTTTAATCTATAATAGCACTACGGGCGCATCAGTGGCTGTCTTGGATTTTGGCTCAGATAAAACGAATACAGCGGCAGGAACTTTTACAATCACTTTTCCAACCCCTACGGCGACAAACGCCATTATTAGAATTAGTTAAGGAGTTTTTATGAACAATGAATTTGCAAGTTGTGGCGATCATGCAGAAATTAGCATGCAAGCACAAGCTACTAATCAAGAAACCGTTGGTGTAGAAGGTTACTACCACGTAGAGTGCCGTGATGCTAATGGCAACGTAAAATGGACTGAAGATTTTCCTAACCAAGTTGTTCAGGTTGGTAAGATTTTTATGTTCCAGCAAACATTATTGACTTCACCTATTGCCTTAGTTGGCCCATATTTAGGTTTAGTATCTGGCACAGGTAATACTTTTTCACCTACAGATACAATGACTTCCCACGCTGGCTGGTCTGAATTTATTGCGTATACAGTTGGCGGTTCTGCTGTTCGTGGTACTGCAGTATTTGCAACACCTACTGGCAACAGCAATACAACTCCCGGCTCTAACGTAGTAACAGCTTCTGCAACAGCTATTACTTATACAATTACTGGCGCTGGTGGTACTGTTGGTGGTTGTTTCCTAGTAACAGGTTCTGGCGCTTCTTCTACACTCAGCAATACAGGCGGTACTTTGTATAGTGCTGGTGCTTTTGGTACAGCTAAAACTACAACTGCTGGTGATACAGTAAGCGTTACATATTCTACAACTGCTACTAGCTAAGGAGTCCTAAATGGCTCTAGTAGTTTATGACCGGGTACAACAGACTGGCTCTGCTAACACAACCGTAAGCTTTACATTAAGCGGTTCTGTTACAGGGTTTCAGTCTTTCGCTGTTGTTGGTAACGGCAATACTACATACTACGCAGCTACAGACTCTTCTGGTAATTGGGAAGTAGGTATTGGCACGTATTCAACTACTGGGCCTACCTTAACTCGTACAACGATTCTATCTTCTAGTAACTCAGGTTCTGCAGTTACATTTAGCGGTACCGTTACTGTATTTGTTACATACCCAGCTGAGCGCTCTGTAAACCTTGATTCTTCTGGAAACGTTACTGCATTAGGCACTATTAGTTCTGGTACTTGGCAAGGCACTACAGTTGGTGTTGCTTATGGCGGTACCGGTGTTACAACTTCTTCTGGAGCTAACTCAGTAGTATTAAGAGACGCTAATCAAAATGTAACTGCTAATAACTTTTTAGCTGGATATACAAGCACTGCAACAGCTGGCGGTACAACAACTTTAACTGTAGCTTCAACGCAGTACCAACGATTTACTGGAACAACTACACAAACTGTTAAGCTCCCAGATGCAACTACATTGCAAAAAGGATTTGTTTTTAATATTAATAATGGCTCAACAGGAAACTTAACTATAGTAGATAACGCATCCACTACATTAGATACAATTATTAGTGGGTCTATTGATAACTGGGTTTTACTAGATAATAGTACAACTGCCGGAACTTGGATTGCTTATAGCTTGCTTCCTGCAGCATATGACTTTAATAACACATCAGCAAGTTTTGCGAATGCTAGCATAATTAATGCTGTTTGGACTGGTACACAAATTGCAACTAACTATGGTGGTACAGGCTTAGTTTCGTTTAGTGCAGCTAATAATGCTCTTTATTCCACATCGTCATCTGCTTTAACTGCTGGTACTTTACCGGTGGCTGCTGGCGGTACAGGAATTACAACTACTACTCCATATGCTGTGGTTGCTGGTGGTACAACTTCTACTGGTGCATTACAACAAGTATCTGGTTTAGGTTCGTCAGGTCAAGTATTAACTTCTAGTGGAGCTGGCGCACTTCCAACATGGCAAACCCCTTCGGGTGGCGCAACAAAAGCACAAGCAATTGCTTACTCAATGACATTAGGATTCTAACATGGCAAACCCAAACATTGCAGCACTAACCACGATTAACGGCAATACTGCCTATGTGGTTCCATCTACAACAGCCGCTACAGTAAGCTGGACTTATAACGGCACAACTTCATTAACTGGCCTAACACCAGCGTCTGGCACGGTAAACAAGATTACTGGCTTGATTGTGTCTAACACAACCGCTTCGGCTGCTTATGCAACGGTTGGTGTAGGAAACAACGCCACATTCGGTTCTGCTACCGTTATTGGATACTTGGCTTATCAGATCTCTGTGCCAGCCAACGCTTCTTTGATCATAGTTGATAAAACTACTGATCTGTATATCACGGAGAATCAATCTGTTGGCGTGACTTCAGGCACTGCAAGTGCTTTGACCTACACAGCAATCTTTGAAGCGATCAGCTAATAATGTCTGAGCGTTACACAGGAGCTTGGCTACAGGACGGAGCGTTTAATCCTTTATCTGTTCCTGTTCCGTCAAATAAATACATTCAATACGGTGGAGTTTGGACAACAAGCCAAGCCGCTGATGCCGTTGCCTCTGGCACTTGGGCTAAAGTTACGCAACCGCATTTATATTCATGGGGAGATAATAATAATGGTCAACTAGGATTAGGAAACACAACTAATTATTCCTCACCTAATCAAGTTGGATCACTAACCAATTGGCTAAATATTGCTAGTGGATCTTATTTTAGTTTTATTATTAAAACTGATGGCACATTATGGTCTTGGGGGCAAAATGTTTTTGGTCAGCTTGGACTTAATAATATTACTTACTATTCTTCACCAAAACAAGTTGGCTCTTTGACAAATTGGCTAAATGTATCTTGTGGAGCTTATCATTCTATTGTTACAAAAACTGATGGCACATTATGGGCTTGGGGTAGAAATAACTTTGGTCAACTAGGTTTAGGCAATACAACTAATTATTCTTCTCCTAAACAAGTTGGATCATTGACTACATGGTTATCAGTTGCAGCAAGTTTTTATTATACATTGGCAACCAAAACTGACGGAACATTATGGACTTGGGGTCAAAATAATAAAGGTCAACTAGGGCAAGGAAATATAACAAATTTATCTTCACCCAAACAGGTAGGATCTCTTACAAATTGGTTATTGGTTGCAAGTGGCGGATATGCTCATACTATTTCTGTGAAAAGTGATGGAACATTATGGGCTTGGGGCTTCAATAATTATGGTCAATTAGGACTTGGAAACAATGTAAGTTATTCATCTCCTAAACAAGTTGGTTCATTGACGAACTGGTTAAAATTAACAAAAGGTTTTTATTACACAATGTCCATTAAAACAGATGGTACTTTGTGGTCATGGGGGAATAATCACCGAGGAAATTTGGGACTTGGAAATATAACGTACTATTCTTCTCCAAAGCAGATTGGTGCTTTAACCAATTGGCTTAATATTTCCAGTGGCTTTTATTCATCCAAAGCCATTAAAACAGACAGCACTTTATGGGCATGGGGAGCAAATACTTTTGGTCAATTAGGGACAAATAATGTAACGTATTATTCATCTCCCGTACAAGTAGGATCTTTGACAACTTGGAGTTCGATTACCAGTGGTTTATATCATACAATAGCAATTGCCAAAACATAATGTTATCCACTATTAACCACTCTTTGTGTATACTTCAAATCCTTACACGGAGAATAAATAAATGAAAAAACAACTTCACTTTCTTTCTGGGATACCACGTTCAGGCTCTACAGTACTAGCTGCGATCCTTAATCAGAACCCAGAAACCCACGTCTCTACCACATCTGGTTTGGTACACGCTTTAGATGGCCTTGCAAATACATGGCACTCAGCCGGTCTACTCAATGAAAACGACCCAGACCGCAAGAAGTTAGCCCAAACTATGCGTGGCATGATTGATGCGTTCTACGAAGATACTGATAAGCCTGTAGTCATTGACAAGGGACGTGGCTGGCCTATTCCTATCATTATGGGTGCTATGACGCAGGTATTGGGTCACGCACCAAAAATTATCGCTACAGTACGTCCCGTTCCTGACTGTATGGCTTCTTTTGTACGTGTTGCAAAACCAACTGACTTAGATGAATTTATGTACTCTGGACAGCTTGCTGACCACCTTAAAGCTGCGTATATCTCGTTGCAGCAAGGCTATGAAGCCATGCCAGAGAACTTCCTATTTGTAGAGTATGACAACCTTTTGGCGGATCCTAGAAAAGAACTAGCCCGTATCCATGAGTTCTTGGGTCTGGCTCCATTTGAGTATGACCTATCTAACATTGACGGCACTCCAGTTAAAGAAGATGACGAGAACTTGCATGGCTACGCTGGTATGCATGACATCAAGCCAGAGTTAAAAAAGCAACACTCAGACCGCTCGCAAGATCTATTAAAGCATCACTACAATCAGTTTTGCCAGCCAGAGTTCTGGAATGATAACAAGCGCACTATGCCTGAGTTAGATGACTTGGATCTCCAGTTAGCAGCGGGTAAAATTGGTGACTTTGTAGAAGGATGGAGACTATCTGAGAAGTTGGCTGCTGAGCGCCCAACAGACCATCGTGCAGCGTATAACCGTTCTTGGTATTTGCTCAAACAGGGTAAAGTACGTGAAGGCTATAAAGAGATGGATCGTGGACGTTTTTGTGGAATTATTGGCGAGCGTCATCCAGACACTCCAATGCCAGAATGGGACGGACGTTCCAAAGGCACAATTTTGCTCTATGTTGACCACGGATTAGGCGATCAGATCCACCAAGTACGCTATGCAAAAGACTTAGTCGCCCGTGGTAATAAAGTGATTGTTTGCTGTTCTGGTCAATTGGCACAGCTTTTCTCACAAGTCGAAGGTGTCTCTGCGGTAATTCAGCATGGCGCTGAGTATGGTGTTTACCATGACTTCTGGGCATTTGCTATGGTGGCTCCAAACTACCTAGGATACGAGATGGCTGACCTTAAAGGTACACCATACATTCCTAAACCGACAGTCATTAAAGGACGCAAGAAGCGTATCGGACTGCGTTGGCAAGGTAATAGTAAGTTTGAAGATGACCACAATAAACGTTTCCCATATCAACTCCTGTTTGATGCAGTCTATGGTGCTGACTATGAGTTCATCTCATTACAGCGTGATGAGGGTGCTGAAGCTTGTCCATTATGGGTAAAGCGTGTGCCATTAGATAGCTGGCAAGATACTCAGGCTGCCGTAGCAAGTTGCGATTTAGTAATCTCTTCTTGCACTTCAGTAAGCCATCTAGCAGCCGCTATGGGCATTGAAACTCTTGTCGTAATACCAGTTATGGGGTACTATTTATACGCCCTAGATGGCGATAAAGTACCGTATTATGATTCAATGACGCTGTTTCGCCAAGAAATATTTGGTGACTGGCAAGCACCGTTTGACCGCATCAAGGCTAAATTAAACGTAGAAAAACCACAGATCAGAATGGTAAGTTAATGAGCTATCGGTATTCAAGTTCTTTTGAAAAACCCGGGTTAAATACCTTGGTTTCACCATCCCCCTCTGGATCATACACCCAATACGGCGGCATCTGGAAACTCTCCGCAGCAAGCGCAGCTCAGGGTGCTGGAACTTGGGCAAAAGTGACACAGCCTCATCTTTATGGTTGGGGAGGCAATGCTTCTGGCGCTTTAGGTTTAGGAAACACAACCTCTTATTCATCCCCTAGGCAGGTTGGATCATTGACTACATGGTTATCAGTTGCAGCAAGTTTTTATTATACATTGGCAACCAAAACTGATGGAACATTATGGGCATGGGGGTACAACAATATTGGTCAACTAGGCCTTGGAAATACAACAAGGTATTCCTCTCCAATGCAAGTCGGTTCTTTAACTAATTGGCTAACCGTTTCTTGTGGTGCATATCACACAGCAGCTATTAAAACTGATGGAACTTTATGGACTTGGGGAAAAAATTTTTACGGTCAATTGGGCTTAGGAAATACAACAGCCTATTCATCTCCAGTTCAAGTAGGTTTGTTAACCAATTGGTTATCAGTGTCATGCGGTTATGTATACACTGCATCTATAAAAACAGACGGTACTTTATGGACTTGGGGTAGAAATACTTACGGTCAATTAGGCACTAACAATGGAACAAATTATTCATCCCCAAAACAAATTGGTGCGTTAACAAATTGGTCAACAATAGCATGCGGTGCAAACCATACCATATCTGTTAAAACTAATGGAACTCTTTGGGCTTGGGGATATAATTTATATGGTCAATTAGGTTTGGGAAATAGGACATATTATTCCTCACCAGTGCAGGTTGGGTCTTTAAATACATGGTCATCAATATCTTGTGGACAAAATTACACAGAATCTATTAAAACCGATGGAACGCTATGGTCTTGGGGATATAATCCTTATGGTGCATTAGGATTGAATAATAGAACTAACTATTCATCTCCAAAACAAGTTGGATCACTAACCAATTGGCTTATAGTATCATGCGCACAGTACTCCACACTATCAATTAAAACAGACGGTACTCTTTGGGGATGGGGATATAATGGTGCTGGTGGTTTAGGAACGGGAAACACTACCTATTATTCATCGCCTAAACAAGTTGGCTCATTAACTACTTGGAGTAAACTATTTAAAGGTTATGCAACTACCTCAACATTTGGAATAGCAAAAACTTAACAAAAGGAGCATTAACATGGCATTATATGTACAAGTAGTAAACAATGAAGTAAAACAGTGCATCGACACTGTACCCGCTGAAGGCGTAGGTAACGCTGGCTGGAAGAACGCAGTTGAAGTTCGCCCAACCATCACCCCAAATCGTCAAGGCTACACAGCGCACACATTTGATCTAACAACAGATCCAGTGCAAATTGTGTACGGCACATTTGACATTCCTGTAGCAGACCGTCAAAAAGGCATGATCGCTAACGCTAACTTTGCTGTGTCACAGTTGCTTCAGGGTATGTCCCATGATCCAAGCACTTTTAATGCAGACACAATTCATACCGCCCAAGCTGACGCTGCTACTAAAATTGCCGCAATTGAAGCTGCTACAACACACGACCAATTGGACGCTATCCAGTGAAAATTCTCATCATGGGATTGCCAGGCTCTGGTAAAACAACTCTGGCACAAGCTCTTTGCAAGCAATTGGGTGCGGTTCACCTTAATGCAGATACCATGCGTAATCGTGTTTGGACAGACTTAGACTTTTCTTTATCCTGCCGCCTAATCCAAGCTCACCGCATGGGCGCTTTATCTGATGTGCTAAACGAACAAGGTTTAGATACAGTAGCAGACTTTGTTTGCCCAACAGAATATGCCCGTGAGAACTTTGGTAAAGGCTTTTATATTTGGGTAGACCGTATTGAAAAAGGTCGATTTGAAGATACCAATAAGATGTTTGAGACACCATCAAAAGTAGATCTGCGTATCCCCGATGGCTTGACGGTAGAGCAAGAGGTTGATATGGTTATTAAAGCTATTACTAAGTTTAAGAAGGCAGCATGAACGATAGCCCTATTAGAAGCCTAGCTAAAGCCATTTCTTGGAGGGTTACAGGAACTCTAGATACCTTTATAATTAGCTGGATTATAACTGGTCAAGCGCTATTGGCTTCTGGCATTGCTCTTACAGAAATTTTGACCAAGATTTGCCTGTTTTGGTTTCATGAACGGGTTTGGAACAAAATTAACTTTGGTAGACAATAATGTTTGGAATAAGTGCATTTGCTCAATCTCCTTTTGCCTCATTAGGCACGAATGCTTATGCACTTAGTATTACCGAAAACGTTAGCTTAGCCGACTCAAATACACAGGCTAGCGCATTTCTACAAAGTATTACTGAGCCAGTTACTTTAAATGATGTTAATTCCGAAGGCGTTATTTTCTTTGGATCGGTTTCAGAAAACGTTGGTTTAGCTGACACGCCAACAATATCTTCAATTGCCTTGTTTAGCATTACAGAGAACGTTAATTTCGCTGATGCTAATTCTCCATTCAATAACTACGTGTTTTCACAATCTGAAAATTTAACTGTTGCTGATGTTTTGGTGTCTTATTTTGCCGCTTTAGAAGACCGCTCTGAATCAATTAACAGTATTTTAGACTTAAATTCTACCCAATCTGCGTTTGTAAATACCATAGCGGAACCATTGAGTTTGGCAGATTCTAGGTCGGCTACCGCCCAGTTTGCAGCTAGCATTACCGAGAATATTACCGTAGCTGGTGTTATTTCTTTGGCAGCGCAATATGCCTTGACTATTAGCGAAAACGCTACGCTGGCAGACGTAGAAAGCATTGTTCAAACGTTTATTTTAGCCATTACAGAGAACTTATCTGTTGCTGATACCGCTTCAATTATTAGTGTATTTAGCCTATCTATTACCGAAAACTTTGTTTTGGGGGATTCTAACTCGGTTCAAACAAGCTTTGTGGCTGCGATTACAGAAAATGTCAACCTGCTAGACTCGCTTATTACCGCAGGATGGGTTAAAATCAACGATAATCAGACATCGGCATGGAACACAATTAGCAATACCCAAAACCCAGGGTGGGGTACCATAAGTGACAGCCAAAACCCAAACTGGACAGACATAGATGACAATCAATAAGGAAAAATTATGAGTTCTACATATACACCCAGTCTAACGCTTACCCAAATCGGTAACGGCGAACAATCAGGTACTTGGGGTACAACTACCAATACCAACTGGCAATTAATTGAAGATTCTGTAGCTGGTGTAGCAACAGTCTCCGTATCAGGCACAACAGGGGCTACCCTATCCGTTGCCAACGGTGCAACCGACCAATCTAGAAAAGCAGTTATTATTGTTAACGGTGCAACCTCTGGTACAAACGCTATTGTTGCTCCATTGCAGCCTAAAGTTTATGTTGTTTCTAACCAAACAACTGGTGGATTCTCTATTACTATCGGTGCTTCTACAGGCTCAATTGTTACTATTCCTAATGGAGTTACTACTTTAGTCTACTGTGATGGTACAAACTTTAGCTCTGGTATTACGGGCTTTACTGGCGGTAACCTAAGTATTAGCGGAAATATTACAGCTACTGGCACAGTTACAGGGGCTACTTTTGCCACATCTGGTGGTGTTCCACAACTAGGTGGCGGTGCAACAGGACAAATACCTTATCAAACAGGCGCTAATGCTACAGGGTATACCCCAACTCCAACTGCAGGTTCTTATTTGTCATGGAACGGAACAGCCTATACATGGTCTACTGGTAGCGTAACTACGGCATCTAATCTTGCTGGCGGTAGTGCTAACTCAGTCCCATATCAAACTTCTGCAGGTAATACATCTTTCCTTACTCCTACTGGCGGCACTCCACTTACTTTGCAATACAACGGCTCTACCCTTAACTGGGCAGCTGCCGGCGCAGTATCTAGCTTTTCTGGAAGCTCAACTGGGTTAACTCCAAATACGCCGACTACGGGTGCAATTACTCTTGGTGGAATACTAAACGTTGCTAACGGCGGTACTGGCGCAGCGTCATTCTCTGCTGCAGGGCTATTAACTACTTCTACTGGCGCACAGCTAAGCGGTGGAACATCTGGTTCGTTCCAAGTTTTTACTGGGTATAACGCATTTACCAATGGAGCGACTTTTGGATCCGTTGGAGCTGGTATTGGCGTTGGAGCTGCGGCCATTAATTTTACTACATACACATCTATTTTTTATAGCGCCAGCCAAATGCAATTTGCTGTTAGTGGGTCTAGTTTTAATGATGTGTTGCTTTTAGATCCTAGTTATATATACGCTAATAAATCATTAATTCCGTATTCAGATAATAGTTTTTCTTGTGGCGGTGGCGCTAATCGTTGGACTCAAATATACGCTGTTAGCAACGTAATTAATACTTCTGACGAAAACGAAAAAACAGAAATATCTAGCTTAGATGAAGTAGAAAAACGTGTAGCTACAAGAATCAAGGGTTTAGTTAAGAAGTATAAATGGAAAGATTCTGTTGCTGAAAAAGGTGCAGATAGCGCACGTATCCATGTTGGCTTTATTGCACAGGACATTAGAGATGCATTTGTAGCTGAAGGGCTTGACCCAACTAGATATGGTATGTTCTGTTCTGATGATATCCCTGCAGAAGAAGCGGTATATTACCCAGACGGTACATTGAAAAAAGCAGCGGTTATTGCCTGCACTCGTTTAGGCGTACGGTATGACCAAGTAATTGCTTTTATTATTTCAGCCCTTTAAGGAGCGTATATGTTTATAGTAACTTGGTTGTTTGATAAGTTAGGCTATATACCTAAGATTGATATGCAAGTTGGCGCAGTAAATCAAGCTTGGCCTTTCCCTGTGGTTGAAGTTACGTCTTTATCTGAAAAACCTAAATCACAAACAAAGAAAAAGCCAGTAGTTAAAAAAGCTACGACACGTAAACCAAAGGCTAAGTAATGCTTTACTTACTGTATATGTTGTTAGTCCCACTAAATTTAGTGGTAACTGCACTTGCTTTTTTATTAGCCCCTATCCTTCCTGTTTTTTCTGGTAACGAATACGGCTGGTTAGACAATGGCTCTAAAGAAGGGTTTGGCCCACGCCTACCTAAATGGCTTGGATGGTTTCAAACTTGGGATAATTCACTAGACGGCGATGCTACTTTTGAAAAGGCTAACCCGCCAAGTTATATCAGTAAAATCAAATGGCTAATCCGCAATCCAGCTCCATCTGTTGCGTTGCGTACTTTAACAGCACCATATAACACCAGCTATAAAGGCGACCCAACAATCAAGGATAACGATAATGCAAAATCTGGCTGGTTACTCGTTCACGCTAATGGATTATTTCAGTTTACGTTTATTATTCCTATTGGTTTTAGCCGTTGTGTTTACTGCAATTTTGGCTGGAATATTAGAGCTTTGGTTGATGATAACGTCCAGCCTAAACCTAACCCCTACCAAGCAACATTTGTCTTTTCACCAAGAATAAGTGGCTTTAGATGAAAGACTTTCTTAACCAGCTTCTAACTGGGAGAGATAACCATACTCAAGATATTGCTAGGTGGAGTTGGTTAATTTGTTTACTTGCAGTTATTGCCCTAGCGGGTTATGAAGCAATGCACAGTGCGGTTAGCTTAAGAGAGTTAGCAGAAGCGTTTGGTATTGTTGCCGGCGCACATGGGGCTGCAGTTATGATGAAAAAAGATACGGAGCCTCAATAATGTGGGGACTTTTAGGTAACTATGCAAATCTCGTCAAAGCTGGACTTATTGTTTTTGCTATATGCTTGGTATTTTTTGCTGGCTGGCATATGCGGGATAGGGATTTTACTACATACAAAATGGCAATCCAAATCGCAGCAGAGAAACAGCAGGCGCAAACGGAGTCAATCCAAGCGCAACACGAACTTGTAACAAAAGGAATCCAAGATGAATACGAAGCTAAGCTTGTTGCTCTTCGCAACTACTATAAGTCTACTAGCGTGTGGAACAACCCCAGTAGCAGTACCATGTCCGGTATTTCCACGGCCCCCAAGTCAGCTGATGTTATCGCCGCCCACAATGAACTTGCTGGAAATTGCGCCCAAACAACCTTGATGCTAGTTGAACTTCAAAAATGGCTTAATGAACAGATTGGTATTAAATGAAAGACAATTTTGCAGACGCCCTAACAGCGCTTTTAATCCATGAAGCAGGATTTGTTGATAATAAAGACGATCCCGGTGGTATGACAAACCTTGGAGTTACTGCCTCAACATGGGCTATGTGGGTAGGGCATGATGTAAACGAAAAGCAGATGCGTGCTCTAACGCCGTCTATTGTTGCTCCTTTATATAGAAGGAAATTTTGGGATGCTTGCAGAGCTGATGAGCTTATATCTGGTCTTGACTACGCTGTTTTTGACTACGCTGTTAATTCCGGGGTCGGGCGTGCTATTAAGGCTTTGCAGAATTGCGTTGGGGTTGCTCCTGATGGCGGTTTTGGTACAACCACTATGGCTGCCGTAAGCCAGTTTACGGGCGATGCAGCTAAAACTTTAATTGAAGAATACTGTGAAAATCGGTTACAATTTCTCAAATCCCTGAAGACTTTTCCTGTGTTCGGTAAAGGTTGGGAAAAACGGGTGAATGAAGTCAAAGCCATGTCACTTAAGATGCTAGGGTAAACACAAATGCCATTACAAAAGTTACAGTTTCGCCCAGGGGTAAATAGAGAAGGAACCGACTATAGTAATGAGGGCGGGTGGTTTGATTGTGAAAAAGTTCGTTTTCGTTCTGGTTTTCCTGAAAAATTAGGCGGTTGGCAACAAATTTCCAATAGTCAATTCCAAGGCGTTTGTCGTTCTTTATGGGTATGGGCAGATGGCGATGGCGGTGCTGGAACGGTCTATATAGGGCTAGGCACTAATAGTAACTATTACATTTATCAAGGTGGTGTTTATTACGACATTACCCCTGTGATTCAAACAGATACGCTAACAAACCCCTTTACAGGCAGTGGCACAACAACTGTTACAGTTACCGACGCTTCTTATAATCCTAATGTTGGAGACTCTGTATATATTACAAGTAGCGCTCCTGTAGGTTCTGCAGCTGGATGGGGTGTCGATGGCTGGGGTGTTGATGCTTGGGGTGGCTACTATGGCACGGGAGTTACTATATCCGGTGTTTATACTGTTACTTCAGTTATTTCTTCTACGCAGTATACAATTCAGTCAACTGTGCCAGTTACGGGAGTGGGTGGCGGTACAGTTACTATTGCATACAAGTATCCAGCTGGGTTAGATGTTTACGTTACTGGTACTGGGTGGGGCGCCGGACCTTGGTCTCGTGGTGCTTGGGGTTCTTCATATTCTTCAGGAATTGGTCAGCAGCTTCGTCTTTGGTCTAATGATAATTTTGGTACTGACCTTGTTTTAGCTCCTCGTGGTGGACCTATATTCTATTGGTCAGATAGCAGCGGCGTATCAACACCCGCAACATATGTAAGTTCTTTAGCTAATTCTACTGTTGCCTATACTGATGGTGGGTCGGGTACATCGTTTTCTTCTGGCGCATCTAGTATCACAGTATCAGCTTCTCTTGCGCCTAACCTATATCCGTACATGGTAATTACAGGAACCCACATCGCTGCAGGTACTAAGATAGCCTCAAATTATGTTACTGGCTCTACTACAGTACCTATAACAAGCCCAACAACAGGTACACAGTCAGGTACTTATTCTTTCTCATATGCTGGTTCTTTTGTGCCAACATCAACGTACCAAGTTATTACCTCAGCTATTCAAGAATTTGTTATTGCATTTGGAGCCAATTCATATATTCCAAATAATGCAGCAACTACATTTAACCCGATGTTAGTGCGGTGGTCAGACCAAGCTAATCCTTACCAGTGGGTACCAATAGCCACTAATCAATCTGGCGAATATTTGCTTACCAACGGCTCCTATATTATGGGTGCGCGTGCCACACGCCAAGAGATTCTGGTTTGGACTGATTCCTGTCTGTATTCTATGCAATATTTAGGTGCTCCGTATGTTTGGGGTTTCCAAGTATTAATGGATAACATCTCAGTAATATCACCTAACTCTATGATTACTGTTAACAACGTTACTTATTGGATGGGGCGCGACAGATTCTATATGTATTCTGGACGGGTAGAAGTTCTACCTTGCTCATTACGCCAGTATATTTTTGCAGACATAAACCAAGACCAGTCATATCAAGTATTTGCGGGAAACAATGATGCCTTTAACGAGGTTTGGTGGTTCTATGTTAGCGAATCAAGCGGCGGTACTACAGTAGACAAATACGTTATTTATAACTATCTAGATAGAGTCTGGTACTACGGTAATATGAACCGTTCTGCTTGGTTCCAAACAGGTATTTTACAAAGCCCAATTGCAGCAGATTACAACAATAGAGTACTAAATCATGAAGTTGGCTGCGATGATAATGCTACTACAACAACACTGCCTATAGACGCCTACGTACAAAGCTCTGATTTTGATATTGGTGACGGGCACAACTTTGGCTTTGTATGGCGCATACTGCCTGATGTAAACTTTAACGGGTCTACTATAAACCAACCATCAGTAACGATGACCGTAAAGCCCCGTGAAAACTCTGGTACACCATACGGTGTTGCGGATACCCCTCAAGTTCAATCTGCTCAAAACTATACAACAGTTCCAGAATATACAATTCAACAGTTTGATGGCCAGGTTTATACAAGACTACGTGGGCGGCAGATGAGCTTCAGAATAGAATCTACTGAGGTCGGTGTTGCTTGGCAGTTGGGTAGTCCTCGTATTGATATTAGACCTGATGGGCGTAGATAATGGCTATTACACCTGAAAAGACTGGGGTACCTGTACCTTCAAAAGCCCCCAATTTACCCATAGCGCCAGTAGACTATACGCAGGTATACCAAGACCAGCTTAATAATGCGTTGCGCCTTTATTTTAATCAGGTGGATAATTTTGCTTTAAGCACAAACACGCCTTTAATTGGTACTACAACACAACGCCCCACAGATAATGTGCAAATAGGCTTAATTTATTTTGATACTACTTTAGGTATCCCGGTTTGGTGGACTGGAACTAAATGGGTAAACGCTAGTGGTACAACAGTTTAAGTGGTAAAATCGGTAAAAAGTAAAGGATAGATTATGGCTGGCGGCGGAAGTTCTGGTGGTTTTGAAAGTTATTTACCAATAGCTGCGGCTTTAGCCGCTACAGTTATGACTGATGGCGCAGCTGCGCCTTTACTTACTGAAGAGCTAGGCGCTACTGGCGCTGCGGCTGTAATGGGCGGTGGTATTGGTGCAGTAACAGGTGGCGGTGTTGCGGCTCTTACAGGCCAGAATGTAATGCAGAATGCCCTTATGGGCGGTATTGGTGGGGCTTCTCTTGGTTATGGCGGTCTCTATCAGGGTGCCGGTGACTTAGCTGCTGGCGCTCCTACAATGACTTCTCTTTCTGGGGCTCCTGTTTCTTCTGCCGTAGCTGGGGCGGATACTGCTGGAATGCAAGCTGGTTCAAACGCTCTTCTAAATGCTGGATACTCTATGCCAGTTACTTCTGGCGCTGAACTTGGTACATTAACCCCGCAAGCGTTAAGCCAGGGTGTAGCAGCCGGTCAAATACCTATGGATGCCGCAAACGTGTACGGCCAAGCTTATTCTGGGGCTTTTGGTGGAGTTCCAGCAAACTCTGTTCTTGGCGCTGCTGGTACAGGTACAGCGCCTCTTGGGTTTGGTACTAAAGCTGCTTTAGGCGGTTTAGGTTTAAGCGCTTTAATAGCTCAAGATAACAAACGTTACGGAGGAACAGCTGCAGCGGCGGTTCCTTATACTGGTGGAAATTTAGCTAAGTTCCACTACGACCCGGCTAACTATAATCCTGATGTAGTGCAACCCCCTAATCCACCATACCAAGCTAACTATTCTGGGTATGCACGGCCGCCTGGTTATGCTGGTGGTGGTTTACTTGATCCACATTCTGAGCCTGTAGATTTTATGGGCGGTGATATGTACCCACAAAGCCAACAACAGCGCTCGTACTACGCTACCCCAAGTCAAATGCCTACTAGCGCCCAGCAGACTATGGCTAGCTATGAGCCTCAAACAAATCCATTAACGGGCGAGCCAACCGCTAATATGCGTGGGGGCGGTACCGGTGCAGATGCCCTTAAAGATTTAATGGGTAGCCGCGATGCAATAGATAAATACACACTCCAATATGCACAAGAAGGTGGTCCAGCGGCATTAGCAGCTAAAGCACAGGGCGGCGATTATAACGCTATGATTGCTTTAAAGAAACTACGCGGCACACCTAACGCAAACTATGCTGGCGGGGGTATTGCTAATTTAGGCGGGTACTCTGATGGTGGTCGTATGCTTAAAGGCCCTGGTGATGGTATGAGCGACTCTATTCCTGCCAGTATCCAAGGTAAACAACCAGCGCGTCTTGCTGATAATGAGTTTGTTGTGCCTGCGGATGTTGTCTCTCATCTTGGGAATGGCTCTTCTGACGCTGGTGCTAAAAAACTATACGCTATGATGGACAAAGTAAGAAAGGCTAGAACTGGTAAAGCTAAACAAGCTCCTGCAATTACAGCTGACAAGTACACGCCAGCATGAGCCTCTTAATTCGCCATGTTCCTATTCAATATGTTAATCAAGCTTGGCCTTTGGTTGAAAAGTATATTGCAGATGCTGTGCAATATGGTGGTGATGATTACACGCTGGATCAAGTCAGAGTTTACCTTGCGTCGGGCCAATGGCTTTTGGTGGTGGCATCAACTGAAGATGGCTCAATTAAAGGAGCGGCCACGATTAGCTTTAGTAATTATCCTAATGATCGTGTGGCTTTTGTTACATTTATTGGTGGTCGGTTAATTTCTAACCAAGAGACTTTTAAGCAATTTAAAGATTTACTAAAGGCTAACGGAGCCACTAAAATACAGGGTGCAGCAAGAGAAGCAATAGCCCGGTTGTGGAGCCGTTATGGATTTGAAGAGCGTTACAGAATTGTAGAGACAAAAATATGAGATATACATTAGATTCTATGTTGCCTGAAAAGGCTTTTTCCCCGCGCTTAGGCCGTGGATTTGGGGCTGGTGGAATGACATTAGAGGGCGGTAGTGGGGGTGGAAGTGCTCCCGCTCCCGCTGCGCCTACTCAAACTACTGTACAAAATACCAATATTCCTGACTATCTGCAACCTTATGCGGAAACGATGCTTGGTGCTACTCAGCAACAGCTATTTAATACACGACAAGTTGGCGGTACACCAGCTAAAGCTGCTACGTATGATGCAGAAGGTAACATGCTAACTCCGGAAGTTGCGGCTACTGGGGGTACAACTGAAATTACAGGCGTAAAACCCTACGTACCATACAGCACTAACCCGCAAGACTATGTAGCTGGTTTTTCTCCTATGCAGCAAGCTGCGCAACAAGGGGCTGCTAACTTACAAGTACCAGGCCAATATGGTCAAGCTACTGATATGGCGGGTGCTTCAGGTTTAGGCGCTTTAGGTACTGTAGGTCAGGCTGGAATGTACGGCCAACAAGGTTCGGCTTTATCTAATATGTACGGCAATGCTGGCGCTCAAGCTGGGCAACAAGCTGCTGGGCAATCTAGTATGTATGGTATGGCTGGATATGGTCAAGGGCAACAAGGCGCACAAATTGGGCAAAGTTTAGGTCAGCAATCTCAAAACGCATCTACTGGTCCCGGTTCTGTAGCTTCTTATATGAATCCATACCTTCAAAATTCGTTAAACCCACAACTACAATTAGCTAATCAACAATATGGTATAGCTGGGCAACAACAACAAGGTGCTGCTACTTCTGCTGGCGCTTTTGGTGGGTCACGTTCAGCTTTAGCAAATTCTCTAAACCAACAAAACCAGATGTTGGCTCAAAATCAAATTATTGGCCAAGGATATAACCAAGCTTATAACAACGCACAAAACCAAATGAACACCGCAAACCAAGCGGCTTTGGCTGGTAATGCACAAGCACAACAAGGTATAGCTCAAGGACTACAAGGCGCTGGTCAAGCTGGTTCTCAGGCTATGCAAGGTTATGGCATGGGCTTAACTGGCGCTAACCAAGCGGCTAATATCGGTTTACAAGGCGTAGGAGCACAACAAGCCGGTTACAATTTAGCTAATACAGCCGCTTCTAATTTGGCGAATATCGGTACTCAACAATTAGGTGCGCAGCAAAATGTTATTGCAACGCAAAGCCAGGCCGGTCAGCAACAGCAAACACAACAGCAAAATATTCTTAACCAAGCAATTCAAAATTACGCTACTGCTCAACAGTACCCACAGCAACAGCTTTCGTTTATGAATTCAATGTTGCGAGGTTTGCCAACGCAGCAAACAACTACTGCTACCTACCAAGCAGCACCTAGTACGTTAAATCAGGTTACTGGTTTAGGCATTGCAGGTCTTGGTGCGTACAATGCGTTTGGTGGCGGTGCTGCTGCTGGCTCAGATATTAACCTGAAAGAAAATGTGGTGCTTTTGTGGCGTGCTGATAACGGTATGGGTATTTACGAGTTTGAGTACAAGCCAGAGTTTAAGGACCACGCTCTATGTGGACACGGTAAGTTTATCGGGTACGTGGCTCAAGAAGTTGAGAAATTCATGCCTGAAGCTGTACTTATTATGGACAACGGTTACAAAGCTGTTAATTACGATATGGTTGGGAGGGCTGCATAATGCTCGGTATGGAACAAATGTACAAGATGGCGCTTGATCCGCGTATCTACCCTGATGCACGCTTGCTTTCTATTATGCAAGGCAAAGACCAGTCTCTTCCTATGGCTATTGCCATGGCCGCTAAACAACAACGCGACCAATTAACCAAAGCTTCCCAAGGCCAGCAAGCGCAACAAGGCGCTAAACAGCCGTCTGTAAAAGACCAAATGTTGGCTAGAGATTTACCCCCAGAACACTCTGGCCTAGCTGCATTACCTGCTGAAAATATGCATGATATGGGTAGTGAACAGATGATGGCCGGTGGCGGTATTGTTGCATTTAGTGGATTAGATGACAGCTTGGTTGAATTAAATAAACAAGCAAAATCTGACGATGATGCAAAGAACGAATGGTTACAAAATGCCAAAAAGAACCCACCAGCACCTTCGACACCTTCTTTCTTAGATACATTGCCCGCCCGCCTTGCAGATAAACGTAGTGTAGCAACAGACACCGCTATTGCACAAGCAAATGCAGATGCTGCAGCGCAAGACAAAGCTGCTGGTATAGCTACACCTACAGGTCAAACAAACCCACTAGCAATAACCCCTGAAATGCAAGCTGAAATAGACAAGCAATCAGCAGCCACACCGAGCCTTAAAAATAACCAACAGGGGAACGTAGGCAAACCGCCAGTTCAACCACAGGCTCCGCAAGATTCAGGTATTGCATCCGCATATAAAGAGTTTATGGGAAGAAAAGATCCATTTGCTGGTTTGGGAGACACTGACGCGCAGCATGCGCAGAAGATTGCCGAAGCCAAAAACCAAGGTTTAAGTAGTTTCCTTATGAACATGGGCGCTAAGATGATGACTCATGTAGGGCCTCTTGGGGCTGCTGGTGGTGCAGGTATTACCGCTGGAATGCCTGCCCTTGAAAATAGCCATAAAGTAGTTCGTGAACTTGACAATAATCGAGAACAATTTACGTTTAATAAAGCTAAAGCTGAAGAATTGCGTGCCCAAGGTAACATTGAAGCAGCTATTAAGTACGAGAACGCTAATACTGACCTCATGTATAAGTCTGGTAGTTTGGCTGTTGAGCACGAGAAAAACGATATGATGCGTCCATACTACGCTGGATTGGGTAGTTTTTATGCTAGCGGTAGAGGCAAAAACGCTAATGAGTTAACGTTAGAACAAGCTGGCAAACAGTATAAAGACCTTATTAAAGATAAAAGTGAACAACGCAAGTTAATAGCAGCCGGAGTAACCAATGCATCCGACTACCATAGGTTCATAAATGGCGGTGGTATTCCACTACTTAATGTTTCTGGTACACTACCACAAGGCGCTCCAACGTTGCAGTTACCAAGCTAACGCCTGCTTGGACAACAAAATTTAATTTACCACATTTAGTGAAGAACTTATGGCATACGTACAGCTCCCAAATGGATCCTATCTTGAAGTCCCTAAAGGCATGGACCCGCATGAAGCGTACGCTAAAGCCCAACAGCACTTTCCAGAAGCCTTTATTTCAAAAGCTGAGCGCGAAGAGCGTCAAGGTTTTGGCTCCGCAGTAAAGCAAGGTTGGAATCAAGCTAAATCAGCAACTGAAGCTGGTTTAGGTTCTTTATTAAACAATGACACGCTCAAAGCCTGGGCCGAACAAGATAAAGCTGAAGGCGCCAATGAAAGCTTTATCCCCACAACCGATGAAGACGTAAAAGCTGGATTTAAAGAAGGCTTACTTCCAGGTGTAGGGGCAGCTGCACGTAAATATGTTACTGAACCAGTTGGCGGTATTGTTGGTCGTTATGCTGCTCCCGCAGCTGTTGGTGCTGGTGCTGGTGCTCTTGCGGCTGTAGCCGCTCCAGAAATTGCTGGCGCTTCATTAATTGGTGGTATGACAGGTCGGGCACTAGCAGGGGCAGTAGCAACCTCCGCAGCAGATCTACCTGCTGAAATTGGCGAGAATTTAGAGTACCAAAAAGAAAAAGGTAAGCCTGAGAATCTACCTAAAGCAGTGGCGGCGGGTCTTCTTCAAGCTACCTTTGCTGGATTTGGTTTGCCGGGTATGGGTGCAATTCCAAAATACGCCCGTGGTCTTTTAGGCAAAGAGGCTGAAAGCCTTGGCGAACAAGTAGCCAAAGGCGCGCTTAAAAAAGAAGATGCCCTAGCTAAACTTAGCGGCACAACAAGAAACTTTTTAACTGAAACTGGCACTAATGCTATTGCTGGTACTGGCATGATGGTTGGCACTGAGGCTGCACGTCGTGCGTCTGCTGATCAAGATTTATTAAGCCCAGAAGCACTCCAGTCTTATAAAGAAAGCGCTCTTGGAGCCGCTGAGTTGTCTCCCATCTTCGGTGCCTTGCATGGCCTGCCTAAACGTAAGGGTGAAGTAAGAGCGATTGAGGCTGGCGAAGCTAAGTTTAATGAAACTGAGCGCAAGAAAAAGCAAATTGCAGATGATGCAGAAGCCTCTCGTCTAGCTGAGAGACAACAACAAGTTGATTTTGAACAATCGCAGCGTCAGACTGGCGACTTGCTTGGTATGGAAGTTCCGGTGCAAGAACAACCGGGTGTTAGCGGTGTTTCTCGTGACCAACGCACGTTAGCTGAAAAAGAACAAGCCGACACTGATTTATCTAGCCATAGACAGATGCTGGAGAATAGTGTTCCAGCGCTTAAGCAAACAATAGCAACGGTTGAAGGGCACTTAAATACTGCCATCGAAAAAGGTGACATCCCCACATACAAACAGTTGTCTGAGCGTCATGCCCAACTTACTGGCGTTCTAGAAACAACGCAAAAGCAGCTGGAAGCGCTTGGACCTACTGAAAAAACAGATGCGCAGCAGCGCAAAGCATTAGAAAAGCAGCTTAAAGACGCTACGTCTGAATTCCAGAGTCTTAATATGACTAACGGAATGTACGACAAAGAACGTTTAGATGCTCTTACTACTAAGATTGAAACCGCTCAGAAAAAATTAGCTGACCTTGGCCCTGCAAAAGAAACCCAAGGGGGGTTTGACTTTGAAGCTGGTCCAAAAGAAGACCAAACAGCTAGCGCAGCTAAACAAGCTGAAGAACTTACACAGAAAAAGTACCTTGGCGAAGAAACCGCGCCTGCTACTGAAGAAGATATTGCAGCGCAGAAACAGCAAGAAGCAGCCCATGCGCAGGCTACTGAACGCCATAGTATGTTGGAAGATTTGTTTAACAAGGCTAACAATAGCAACGATATTCAGGGCGCCATTCAGATTAGAAAACTGATGGAACAAAGCGCTGCAGCAGTTGAAGCTGCTAAGCCAAAAGCAAGAACAGAAGCCGAGCCTTCTAGAGAGCAAGCTCTAAACCGTGTAGATCCTGTAACTGAAGCTAGAGAAATCCGCGATATGGAAAACAAAGCCAAGGCTTTGGATGACCAAATGAAAGCGGCTGCCGGTAAAAAACAAGCACTAGAAAAAGATGGTGAACTTACGCCAGCTGGCCAAAAATTAGCTGCTATACAAGTTGAACGAGACCAGCTGCTGGCCGACGCTAAAAGACGTCAAGATGCCCTTAATGCCCAGAACCTCAGCGAAGGTTCTTCCAAACAAACTACTGCTGCAATAGCTAACGCGTTCCCTAAAAATGAAATGCACCCAGAAGTAATGGGTAAACTAGCTACACTAAAACGCCATGTTGGGGATAACTTAACATTACGTGGCGCTCTAATGGGGCTAAAACGCAAGTTAGATTTGGCTCGTGGCAAACGCAATCGTTCTACTGCTAATAGAGAAGAAGTTTCAGAAGTTGTTAACCAGATGCGTAATCTGGCTGAACGCATTCAACATTTAGATAAAGATATTGATTTGCCGGTTGGGGAACATGTGCCAGGAAAAATAAGGGCATACCATGAGCTTCTCAATAGTGTAAGACGTACTCAGCGCAAACATTTAGAAACATACCTTGATTCTCTTGGCGCTCTGGCTAACCGTGACTATATTGGTGGCGATACTAAGCGCGCAAAAGTAACTAAGGGTGTGTTGGAAAACCGTGTGGCGCAAGCTGAAAAATCTTTTTCTGATTCTTTAGTTGATGAAGTAGCCGCCCACCGCCATGTTGCGGGTAGTATGCCGCTAAATGAACAGCAAGTAAAAGAAGTTAAAGCTAAGTTCATGGAAGCTGTTGGCGATATTAAACGTTTAGCCACAGGTGAAATTGCATCCCCAGAAGCAGCGCAAGCGGTTATTGCTGAACATATTGCTAACGTAACCCACGATGCCGTTTCTATTAAGAATCCAATAAGCAGATATACCCCTGAACTTAGAAAACAGTTTAATAATGCTGATGAGCGTTCTACAGAAATTAAGTATCAAGAAGCGCGTATTAAAGAAGAACGCAGTAGCGAGAAACCCGACTTAGAAGTAATAGCTAAAGCCCAAGAAAAGATTGGTAAGCTGGTTAAGGAGTTGCGCACAGAAGAAGCACAACGTATGGCGGAAGAAGACCGCAAAGCTAAAGCCCCAGACGTATCTAATGTAGGTAACTTAGAACAACAAGATTTGTTTGGTAAAGAAAACCAAGAAAATACACAAGCAGCTAACGTTGAGCGTATTGAACGCGCTATTAAAGAACAAGAAGATATTGTTAAGGAAGTAAATGCCTCTAAGTTCCCTGATTTAAAACGTGGATTCGAGGCTCAGAATAAAGCCGCCGAGTTACGCAAAGAACTAGAGCAGGCTAAAGAAAAGCAACCGGTTGCCAAGCTAGAGCCAATTGCTACAGTACGTGCAACAACCGCTAACTTTATGCGTTTTGTAGAAACTCAAGGTAAAAAACTTAAAGCCGCTAAAGAAAAAGTTGCAACTGAGCTAGCTGCTTTAGAAAAACAGGCAGAAGCAAATAAAGCCGCAGCGGAAAAGCGTGCTGCCGCCAAAATGGAAACTACAGAAGAATCAACCGCTGAATTACGTAAACAAATTGAGATTCAAAAATCGTTTGTTGAAGACGTAGCTAATGCAGACAAGTTAGTTAAAGGGCTTGTTAAACAAGCTAGTGGCTTATGGATATCAAAAAATTCTATTACGAAGCAAATAGAGAAGCTAAAAGCTAAGCGTGAAAAAGAAGAAGGTACATCACGCCACTACACAGAAGCTAAGTATGAGCTAGATAAACAGATTAAAGCTGTTAATAAAGAGCTGACAGAACGTTTAGCGGAAATCGACGACCTCCACGCTCGCGCCAACAAAATAAAAGAAGCAAACATTAAAACTGAACGCGCTATTCTTTCTAGCATGGAGCGTAAATATAAGCAAACGCCACAGGCTGCACTAGAGCGCCAGATTGAGCAGGCTAAAACAAATATTCGTGTTCAAGAAGCTGCGTTGCTTAAGTCCATAGAAGATAATGCAAAGCAAAATCGTGAAAACGAACAACGCCTACTAGAAGGTTTAGGCCTTCCAGGAACCAAAGTAACTGGCGATGTGGTTGGTTTGCGCGGTGAGTTAGTTACTTTACAGGCTAAACTTAAGACTGCTAAGGGTAAAAACCGCGATAAAGTTAAAGCGGCTATAGAAGAAAAAGAATCCGAAATTAAAGAAGCTGTTGCGCCCACTCAAACCGTAGAAGAAAAAACTGCATCTGATAGATTAGCCCTTGAAAAACAGCGTGAAAAAGATGTCGATTATTCTACACGTAGAAAAGCGCGTAATGAAGTTATTGCAGAAGCGAATCTACAAGGCGCTAAAGAACAAGCTAAAAAACAAAAAGCCAAGATTGATGGTGAAATTAAAGTTTTAGAAGAAAAGATTAAGAAAGTAAATACTCCGGAAGCTGCGGCTGAACGAGTAGTAGAAGCTAAAGCGTCTGTCGCTGAAACTCGCAGAAAACTGGCTCAAGAACGCAATCTACTTAAAGAAAAATACGAACGTACAGACAAAAAATCTGTGGCTGCGAGAACTAACTTTCTTCAAGAAGCTAATGCTATTACTGAAAAAATGAAAGCAGCTAAAGCTAAACCGTTAACAGCAGAACAAGCTGTTACTAAACTTCAAACTGAAGTCGCTCTATTAAAAGAGAAAAAAGATAAGATAGAAGCTAAGGTAGAAGTCGAGCCAAAACAATCTGAAAGAGCTAAAGGCCCAGCAGTTCGTGTAGTACACCTACCTAAAATGTTTGAACGCGGCACCAAGAAAGAAATTACCCCTGAGCAACGTAAGGCTAATGAAAAAGAACTAAAAGAAGCGATAGAAGCGGAAAAAGATTTTGCTGAGCTACGTCAATCAGATTTAAGCGCTGAAGATTTCGGTGACTTATTTAGCGGTTTAAATTCTAACAATTGGGAAGCTCGTACGGATAAAGCGCATGGCGGTGAAGGTATTAACCACGCAGAAGCCAAGGCTATTATTGGCGGTGTAAGCAAACCAAAGGGCCTTAAGCTCATGGTCGTTAAAGAAGCAACGCCTACACTACGTAAAATCATCGAAGCATCTGGCCACAATCCTGATGAAGTTCGCGGTGGTATTCTGCCAGACGGAACAGTTTTTGTTATTACTAAGAACCACGCTGACGCTATTGACCTTAAGAAAACTATGGCCCACGAAATTACTGGTCACTTAGGCGTTGAAGGTGTGCTTGGCGATGAAGGTGTTAGAGCGCTAGTAAACAAAATAGCTAAACAAGAAGGCGGAGTCTTTGGGCTTGCTGAGAAATTAGGCGTTCGCGATGATGCAGAAAAAGCTCATGCAGCAGCGCTCAACTCTGGTAAAACAGAAGCGGAAGCAATGACAGCCGCAGTTAAGGAAATGATAGCCTATACTGAAGAAGCAAGGCCGTCCAAGAGTTTTGTTGAAAAAGCAAATGAATGGCTTAAAGCTTTAGTCGGCGCGGTTCGATCTGGCTTACGTAAAATGGGCCTTGATTTAGATATTAGTACTTCTGACATTTACAAGATTCTTCGTGACGCTAGAAAAGACTTTGACGCTTCGCGGCCTATCGCCTCCAGATTAGAAAACGGCGAAGTGTCTTTTGCAAGCAAGCCTTTTTACAAAGCAGGATTTGATACGTCTCTTCAAGGATACGCAAAAGATGTTATCGCCCAAGAAAAACCCTTTACCGATAGAATTAAAGGTGGCGTTCTTGGTATGATCTTGATGCACCGTTTTGTTGACCGTTTTGCGGGTCTCGAATATATAGCACGGGCAATGTCAGACAAACTGCAAGCGGTTCAAATGATGTACTACAACCGCCTGTATGACCAACGTAATAATATGGTGTCCGAAATAGCTACGCACGGACCTATTAGACTAGAAAAGAATGAGCTTGGAGAACATCAATATAAGAGTGCAAAAAAACCTGGCCTTAAAGATATATTTGCAACTATTGGTAAAGCCATACCAGAAATTGGTAATGCGGAAGCAGCCAATGAGCAGTTTGGTTTGTATTTAGCAGCCGAACGTGCCTCATCTACACCAAATGGTTTAGAAAAATTAAACCTAGCAGGCAAGATTTCACAAAAGCAGCTAGACGATATTTTAAAGTTTGGCCGCACTAACCCCCACTTTCAAGAAGCTCGTAAGATGTACCGCGAGTATAACAACGGGTTACTAGATTTTGCTGTTCAAACTGGGCGCTTATCTAAAGAAGCTGTTGATAAGCTAAAGCAAGGTGACTATGTTCCTTACTATCGCGAACGTGCCGATGGTTCTGTATGGGATGAAGAAAATCACATCCGTATTGGTGATATTAAAACGCAGCAGTATCTGAAAGAGCTCCTTGGCGGAGACAAATCAATTGTTAACTTTGAAGTAAGTTCGCTTCAAAATACATACATGTTGACGGACATGGCTATGAGTAACATAGCTACAAAAAATACAGCCCACACATTACGCACCTTAGGCGTTGCGGAAGTTCATGATGGCAATGGTCCTGCTTCTCCTAGTACAGTTCGTTTCTATGATAAAGGCGAAGAGAAACACGCCGTAATCCAAACTTCAGGCTTGTCTACCCAGCTTGAAGACCGCCTTGATAAAATGCGTGCAGAAGGTAAAGCCAATACTGAAGAGTACAAGAAGCTACGTGAACGTGCAGAAGTTAGCCGCCAGTCTGAATCTTTGTTTGGCGATATTCCTGGCGATATGATTGCGCGCGGCATGGAGGGCGTATCTATGACTCTGCCTTCCGCCATTAGTTTTATGCAAGGCCCAGCCAATTTACTTCGTAAAGCCGTAACAAGATTTCCAGCTTACTCAGCCCGTGTGGCATTTAAAGAGTCTATTGATAGCTGGATTAAGACTGGCGCAGATGTACGCCCTATAGTAGATGTCCTTGGCAACATAAAGAAAAGTTGGGAAGGTTCTTCTCCTGAAGTTCGCCTGCTCCAAGAGCAGGGTATTATTGGCGGCCATGTATACGCCGGTACTATGGCTGATATGCGCACTATCTCGCAACAGATGGCCCGTGGTCAATCAGGTTGGGAAAAACTTTGGGCTAAGGCGGACAGATTGGCAATTGTAGCTGATGAATCCGCTCGTTTGACGCTATACCAAGGCTTTATTAAAAAGGGTATGTCTCCAATGGAAGCATCCTTAGCTACCTTAGAGTCCCAAAACTTTACCAAGCACGGCTATTCACCTAGTGTGCGGGCGTTAAGCGTCATGATTCCTTTCTTTAATGCGCAGATCCAAGGCCTTAATACTTTGGCACGCGCTGGTTTAGGTAAATCTTTGTTTGAAGATAAACTTAATGTAAAGAATACGCTACTTAAACGCGGTGCTATGGTCGCTGGTATGTCATTACTTTATACCTCGCTAATGCAGAATAACAAAGCGTACAAAAATGCTACGGATGAAGACAAGCTTAACTACTGGTTTATTCCAATTCCCGGCATGAAAGACCCAGTTCGTGTACCTATTCCATTTGAATCTGGCGTTATCTTTAAAGCGCTACCAGAAGCAGTGTTTAACTTGGCGGCTACTGATGCAAAAACAAAAGATGTTCTTCCCGCATTTGCTAAACAGTTAATTGGAAACGTACCTGGAGTGTCTACTGCATTCTTGCCACAAGGGGTTAAGCCTGTTATTGAAGCATTAACAAACACTGATTTGTATTCATTATCCCCGATTGAAAGTGCCCGTGATAAAGCGCAGCAAGCAGGATACCGTTCTCATGCTAATACGACTGAAGTATCGAAGCTTGTCGGTAGCTACCTCGGTGTTTCCCCCGTTCAACTAGACCATTTCATTCAAAGCTACACAAGCAGTACTGGTATAGCTCTGATGTCTATGTTTAATCCTGTTTTGCGTAGCACAACTTCTCCTGAAATGACAGCGCATGACTTGCCGATAGTTGGCGGTTTTTTCCAACCTTCTGACGGTGCTGGTTTGATTAACAAAGCCTACAACTCTATGGTTAACATTGAACAGCTGCACAACACCTACACAGCGCTTGAGGCAGAAAACCCGGACAAAGCAGATAAATTCTATCAGAAGTATTCCAAAGAAATTGACTCTACTTCCTCAGCTGGAGCATTCAAACAGCAAATGGGCGATCTTAATAAGCGTGAACGTGAAGTACGTGGCGATAAAACGCTAACACCTTCACAAAAACGCAAAGAACTTGATCTAGTTAAGCAAGATAAAATTGATTTGGCAAAAGACTTTAGGTCTAGCGTAGGCGGGTAAACCAAACGCCTAGCTTGCCATTTTTGCGTCCTACTTCAGCTTTGGCAGGTACTTGGTGGTAAAGGGCGGCTTTTAAACCGTTTACCTTTACCACATCCAAGTTTAAAGTTGGTACGAAAAAGCCCCCTTGTGGGGGTACTTCTAACCACGGATAATGCACTTTAATCTTCCTCACTTATCACCAGCGGCCGTGTAATTCTCATTACATTGACTCGCATCGATGGGCCGCGTGTCTTAGCCAGCATGTCTTTGCGCATGTACGCTATCTTGTAGTTAGGTAGCGTTTCAAGCTCCTTCTTCAAGTCAGAGTATCCATAACTCATAGTAGAGCAGTGTTGTTTAAGCAATTGCTCCTCAATGAAGTAGTCAACGTGCCCCGGGGTCATATCATGCTCAACCCTTCCAGCCACATCTGACCTAGTTAACGACTGGTCGATTTCATTGTTGCCCCCCAGCGTTGCCTTAGTAATACCGTCAATGGCTTTAACCACAACGAATTTACCGTAGCACTCACGGGTGTAAGCATTAAGAACGTCTTCAGCGGAACGGCGGTTGCCTCGTACTGCAGCTCTAGCTTCATTAACCATGCCACGAAGGGTTTCTATAATTGGACGAATAGGGACATCAACAATGCCTGCGTATTTTTTGCTCATAAGAATCACTATAGCTACGATGGCGGCATTACCAGCAGTCCAATAACGCTCGTCATCTGATGAATTAAATTCCGCTTTTAACTTCTCGCGGGTCTCTTCAAAAACCTTAACTGCGGTTTCTCTGTTCCTGACAATCCAACGAATCAATTCACGACCTACGACACCGTAATTAGACTTTAGGAGATCAACAGTACTACTCTCTGTTGACGACGCCCATTGAACTTCCTTGGCAGGCTTTACTTCCAGCATACGGAGCATTTCAGCTTGGGATGTATGCTTGCGCCCACCCGATAAGAAGTCGTAAATATGAGTGTTGCTTGAAAACAACACCATCAAGTTCCATACAGTTGTGTTCAAACGTTCCTTATTGGCGCCTTGTTCCATGCGCTCTTTGCCCTTACCTTGGGTTAAATCCAGTAAGAACTGGGGCAACCACTCAAATGACTCCCGATTTTTGTTTGTAATCTCGTCCATTACAAGCGGGAGGCTGTTTAATAAGCCCTGTCTTTGCTGTGCAGCTACGGCTGAAGTTGATTGCGTGACCCTGTAGAGCTCTGGATGGCCCCAAAAACTAGCCGCAAGGGCTAAGGCAAGTGACTTACCACGACCTGAACCCGAAGATCCAAGATGATAAACAACGCCCCTAAAGCCCGAGAAGTGCATCAGAATAGACGCAGGCCCCACCATACCCATGGTAACAATCTCCCACAGCTCCTTGGCGATGTACATATTGAGAACTTTCTTCCACTCATCAAGCGTGCCCATAGGTTTAGTAGCGTAGTTAACGTTAGCCATACCAGGGGTCGGGACATATAGTTCCTTGCCATCAGGGGAGAAGATGGTGCTGTCGTAAACAAACGAATTGTCCTCTTGCCAGCCGCAGCTATGAGGAACCTTGACCGCCACCTTATTAGAACTGGCGTATTCCACACAACCACGGATGTACTCGTATAGGTGGACATCATTGCCCTTGCCGTAGACTGCGATTATATTGTGGCTAGCTAGCATCTTCACAGTCTCATCCTTACTTACTGCCGATTTTTGAGGCATTATGATATCTGAGGTGTGGGTAGGGCGGCAAACAATCATATGAATCAAATGCTCATCGCCATTATCTAGGATATCAACCACAAACAAATCGTAAGGCAGGATCATTACCTGCTTCTTGACCTTTTCTCCGCCTTCTTCTTCAATTACCTTGTCGATAAAGATGCCCCCATTAGCCCCATAGCTAAATCCGCGGGGTGGAATTGGGCGCACAATCATTAACTGCTCGGCAGGTTTGTCTGCTGTAGCCGCCTTGGTTTCTACTATGATTTCCTTAGGCTTATTGTCGACCTTAATCTCACGCCCTAAAGCTAGTGGGTTAGTAATCTTACCGAAGTGTGGGCAACCTTTACATAAACCTGGGTTTGCCTCGTCAAGCTTCAAGCAACTGTAAGGACCTTTGATTTGGTGCCACTTGGTATTGTGCCGATCCATATCGTAGGGGTGCATGGCAGATAGGGCTTGACCTTCTTCCTCGCCATCTTCGCAGTACTTAGCTATGCTGAGGATACCCCGCCACAAAGGTTCCATGCCGTCATCTTTAGCATGCTCAATGTAATGGTTTATCTGTTTGCATTTGGGTGCCAAAGTTTTAAAGAACGTGATGCTGTTCTCGACTATCTTGACGTTTGATGCGGAACCTTTTAAGTCTGGACGCTTGCCTGGTAAATCAAATTTAGGCAGCATTTCATGGGAGTCTTCCCCGACTTTTTCCCTGATGACCGTAGACAGTTGGGTAAAGTCAAACGTTACACCGACCACCTTGATGGCAACAGACCGCGGCTTTTCTTGTTTATAGTTCTGTGTGTCAGGCACACGTAGTACCCGAGCGGCATCGCCAGTAACCATAGCGTCAATCCGAAGTCCTTCTTTCTTACAAAGGCGCTTAAGATTTTCTGCTACTGGTTTCCATGTGGCTATATCTACTTCGTCAAAGAAAGGCCAGTATACGTGCAGTCCACCGCCACTAGATACGACATACGGGGTTCCAAGCTGGTCTAACGAAGTTGAAGACAAAAATGTACCCAGTGCCGCTGCAGCCGCCTGCTTATTAGGATAATCCTTTCCTTCACCACAATCAATATCCAAGAATAAAGATTTTATTTTTAATGCGTTTGTGGCTAATCGCTTGCCACTTGTGTTGAATGATGCTAAGGCGTAGAAAGCGT